AAGAAAGAGCAGCAGCAAAAAGAAGAAAAGAAAGAAATGACCTTAGAAGACAAGGAAAGTACGGTGCTGTTGGTGGGTATTATGTAACCAAACACATGGAGAGAGAAGAAGTAGAACCTAAACTTATGTCGTTTAGCGAGATGTGTTGTGGTAGTGTTAAACCTGTGATGAAAACTGTTAAACCTATGATGAAAAAGAACGAATTGATGCGTAACATAAAGAAAGAAGAAGCATATATAAAGAACAACACTCAGAACATTTATGGTAGTCAGGAAGAAGTTTCAGAAAAAAGCGATCAAAGCATCACAGAAACCAAAACTTCCCTTGCTAGATTTAGTGACCTAAGTGAAGTAACCCGTCAAAAGAAAGAGATGGGTTATGTCAAAGGTGGAACTAAAAAACCAACTGCACCCAAGCAGAAAGATACTGCATTAGATTTTGTGAAGAAACAAATCACTGCAAAGTATGGTAAAGGTGCAATAATGTCTGGTGGCAGTAGACAGTCTAAGAAAGTAAAAGGTGAGAAGTCCACAGTAGGAACTGGTAAGTATAAGAAAGCAGCAGATCAAAAGAAACAAACTGCTGCTGATGCTAAGAAGAGAGGATTCAAGTCTACTCAAGACTATGTAAACACCATGGCACGTTATGGTGGCAAGAAAAACTATGACAGTGGAAGGGGTCTAGGAACATGATAGACGAGACTACCGAACTAAAGAATGAACTTATTGCCAAAGCTACAGAAAGGCATAGGATAGCGAAAGGAAAAAAGTTTAAGGACGTAATGGATAAGGGTAAAGCAGCAAAGGATAAGCTGTATAAAACAACTAAAGAAAAAGGTGTACGCTTCTATGATAAGAAGGGTTCGGGTTACATGAAGGACGGTAAAAAGAAATACGATTAAGAGCCTATATATCTTAGACCTTAATTTAGAATCATGATTGGAAAATTCTTGATGCCATTGGCATACAAAGTAATCGATTCTGCTGTCAAAAAAATTCCTGATGATGCAGAACTCGGAGAAAAACTTATTGAAATTTGCCTATTAATTATCGGCAAGGCAGTGAAACTAACCAAGACGACTGCTGACGACGCTTTATTTGAAAAAGTGAAAGAAGCACTTGCTACCAAAGAATAACGCTTACAAGCGATTTTAAAGGGGTCTTAGAGACCCTTTTTCTTATAAATAATACTAGGAATTTTAAGATCTTAGGAGCATAAACATGGCACTTTATGGTGTTACCGACGCAGATGAATCAAAACCGAAGTGGGCGGTAAGAGGTAGTGGGGTTGATCCTCAAAATATCTTCGCAACAGCAGACGGATGGGTTCTTCGTCACTATAAAAATACTGCTAAAACAGCATATTGGGATGAAATTTTAGTCTCAGTTGATGGTTTAGTTGGTGCAGGTGGAAGAGGAACTAACACTCTTGGTAACGCTGATATTACTGCTGTGTTCTTTGAGGAGTCAACTTACGCTGCTGCTGCAACAGGAACAGTTGTTGTTATCTACAACGAACTTGTTGATGTAACTAATGGTGCTACTCTTGTAGTTACTAACACTACAGACAGTGCATCTATTACTGCAACTGCTGCTGCACAAACAGGAGTCAACCGTGTTGAATTTACATTCACATGTGCTGCTGCTGATAAGGTACATACTATTGGTGCTCAAACAATTTCTGGAACTATTGTTGATGCAGGTACTTCAACAGCATCTGACAAAGTATTCGTATTAGGCGATACTATCGGTGCAGGTGGTTCTGGTTCTACCAAGACAATTACTACAACATAATAAATGAAGTTTGACGAACTGAATGACGATACGTACATTCTTTTCGCCATTAAGCATTATGAAAATCCTCACTGTGTGACTAGAGAGGATTTTGATGAGGACATAAAACGCTTCAAGTATCTTAAAAGACTCTTGAAGCGTTATGTGCGAAGAGGACCTTTAAGGATCCATCTTGTTATAAATCATCTGAT